GTTGACCACTTGTGTTAAAAGTTCTTCCTTGTGTTCTGAAGCACACTCGATTTGCGTTATTGAAACAGCGCAGCGAGAGTACTTCTTTTATGGTAAGGACGTATTTGATGAAAAGCAAGCTATGTTTAGACGCATAGTGAGCGAAGCTGGTTTAGAGCAGTGGGTTAGGGAATCGACATTTCCAGCCTATTGTGATCTCGTTCGGGAGTTTTGGTTACGGTTTGGCGATGAGCAATCTGCTCTCGCTGCTGTGGCTAGACTCTAATTGTGTTTATTTGGGAGACAACCCGCTTCTAAACCGTGGAAGGAAACCATTCGTATAAAAAATAACCCTTTAACTTAGTTTAACAGGCTTTGTTATCGTATACTTTTGTTTGCTTAAAAATTAGAGGTAGTCAATCCTGCGGAAGATTGGCAAGTCGCCCTTCAAAACCAAATTTGAAGGCTGTTTCACACTCAGGTTGTGTGAGTGACGAGAGAGGCTCAACCTCTCCATTGAATCTTAGTCAAGGTTCGTCCTCTGGGCGACCTGACATAACAAACTATGAGTTCGGATCTTATAGGGGAAGCGATTCAACCCCTACCGACTCTACACCCCGTGATGATGTTCGACCAGACTTTAAAAATTATGAGTTTGGTTCTTATCGTGATGAGAGCTATTCCGCTCAAGCTGAGATGCTAGCCGATGATTCACCTGACATGTCACTGAATACTCAGGTTATTACTACATTTGCAGATAGTGTTGTGACATCTGGTATTGGATCTACATCTGGAAATCATGCTTTTGGTGGAGCTGATGGAACTGTTGCTACCGATATTGCTGACTTTTTTAAAAGGCCAGTTCATATAGGTAATGCAACTTGGGGCTTTGGTTCTGCTACAGGAGATACTATCCCCATTTCAGATACACAGAGCACCCCACTAACTTATACTAAATTTCCTTGTTGGCGAGTTTGGTATGAAAATCCTGCAGTGAAAAGAAAACTAGCCAATTTTGCCTGGTTTCGTGGTGATTTAAAGTTGAAGTTTCAAGTGCTTGCGTCACCATTTTATTATGGGCATGCTCGTGTCACATATAGGCCTATGCCCAACTTTAATCTCGAAACTATTGCCATTCAAACGCCAGGCTCCGCTCATCTCATACCATTTTCCCAGCGACCCCATGTTGATATTTTACCAGGTGTTTCTACATCTTTTGAAATGACTATACCATTCATTTGGAATAGAAATTGGGTATCGTTGGCCACAGGTCCAACAGGTAGTATGGCTGATTTAGGTGAAATAAGGATATTAACCTATGCTCCTCTTGATTCAGCTAATGGTGCAATTAATGAGAGTCTCAACATTGTGGTTTACGCTTGGGTCGAAAACATTCAATTGTCTGGAGCTACTTGCTATGTCGCGCAATCTGATGAATATGGTGATGGTATTGTTTCTAAGCCAGCTTCAGCTATTGCTAGCGTGGCTCGTAGATTAGTTGATGTGCCTGTTATTGGACCATTTGCTAGGGCTACAGAGATTGGAGCAGGTGCTGTGTCGTCTATAGCCAGGTTATTTGGCTGGACTAACGTTCCTATCGTAGCCAATACTATGCCAGTTAGAAATGAGCAATTTCCCAAGCTTGCTTCAACTGATATTTCGTATCCCATTGAGAAACTTACTGTGGATTCCAAGAATGAACTTTCTGTGGATCCCCGCATTATTGGTTTGCCATCTGGGGAAGATGAAATGTCTATAAAGCATTTGTGTGCCAGGGAATCGTGGCTGTGTCAGACTTCCTGGAGTACCGCATCAACTATAAACACTAGATTGTTTCAGACTAGAGTTAACACCTTCATGTTCAATGCTGCAACTCATAACGCTGGTTGTAAATCTGTGTGGTTTACTCCTATGGGATGGGTTACGAATGCATTCGATAATTGGAGAGGTACTATCATTTTTCGATT